TGAAACTCATAGAGGCTGCAACTGTGGACTGAGCTGCTGCCTGCATGTACTTAATTCGCATGGCATTCTTGGCGTCGTTGACGTATCTACTATTGGCTTTGATCCGTCGCTCGAGCAAGGAGTTGATAAGATGCTTGAGGATTGGGACGTGTTGGACTTGGTCTCGCAGCCCGAGGCAGACGCCTTTGACATGGCTGGACCAATATCGTTGGGGCACGTTTGAGACAGTGACGAACATCTTGATCCAGCACTTAAGAGTGGGGGCTGGATAATATCGCACTGTTCCATAGGTGCTGTTATAGGGCTCGCAGGGATAGAAGGCGTTGCTACAGAATCTGCAGTCTTCGATTCCGTGGCTTGCCTTAACCTTTGGGACAAATCCCCCATCCCTATATGACTGGACGATGACGTTGTGGGCTGAGACTGGGGCCCAGGCAAACATGTCGTCGCCACGGACCATGACTGCGAACTCGCCCCTTCGCAGACCGGCTTTCCTACAACCTTCGAGGAACATTGTGAGATTGGTAAGAGTGTTTGAGATAGTGGTGTTCGGAGCTCCGGTAGCAAGACGGGCGTCGAGGGTCGCCTTGAGGCCTCTTCTCGATCGGTACCGCTGTTGTAATAGCTGGAGCTTAATAACTCTGAGGGGCTCGCCTGAGAGTCCGAATCGTTCGAAGACTCCAAATGTAAAGCCCAGCGACGCAGCGTTCTGGCACAAGTCGTTTTTAGAGAGGTCAATTTCGAGGTGACAATTGAGCCCGAATCTGGCTTCATTATAGCTGAAGAATTCAGCGACTTGGCTTGCCGTGGCGCCACACTCATACAAGACGTCAACGGAGGATTGCGCGTGCAAGTGTTTTGAATAGGCATGCAGGGCTGGCCCGCAGAGGCCTTTAACGGCTGGCTTGCCGGCAACGATACACCTTGGCTTGACTGGGTCCCGGATGGTTGGGTACCCCATAGTCGACCAAATTTTAGCTTCTCTTTTAATGCCGACAAGGTCGCAGATGAGTTCATAATCGTCGATGTGACCTTCTTGGAAGTTTCGGAGATCTTCGAGGATATCATTGCGATTTTTCTTTTGGAATCTAGCAATCCACTCATCAAATGGGGTTGGAGGGATTGGCTTGTCTGTTGAATAGAATTCTTTAAAGTCCCAAGCGACTTGACAAGCTGCTTCACGCCAGTACTCACAAATAGCTGACATGTTGGAGTCAAATGGTCGTTGACAGAGGACTCGAGTTCTGAGACTTGCGATTTCATTAATGAGACTAGATCTGGCGATGTGGATGGCTGCGCCTGCTGGCATGGGGCCGACGATGAACCCGCCGACTGCTGAGCCCCGACTAAAACGTGCTGGGAATCGGATTTTTGATCCGACGCCGAGTTCGGGGAGGTCGCCATCGAACTCGTTTGCGACGATGTACCAGCCGGCGGAGGGGCAAAATCCCGAGGCACCACTACAGTAGGCCCACTAGGAGCACCACTGTGTGCCACATAAAATGTGTTGTCATCGAAACCATGATCAACAGACTGTGGCTGGGCAATCTCAGTAGGACGCCCGATATTCTGCAAGCGATGCGGACCAACAAGAATGCCGGTAAGAGAAGCAGCAGCATTGGTGTCGGCCGTAACAGAGGGGAAAAGTTTTGACACAAAAGACGGCAACGCTCCCTCAGCTTTATAAACGCCATGGCCCAAGCTAATACCCATAAGCGCCCCAGTTGACTGCCTGAAGACGTTGGAGAAGAGACCACAAGTAGTGGTAGTATTCGCTTCAGTGACAACAGGAACCCGCAGAGTTTCTTGGCGGTGCAACTGATGGGCAGCTTGGATGGCCGGACTCACACCAAGACTGCCCAAAGCAACGGCTGACATATCCGGATTTACAGCGGACCCACGCTGCAATTGCGCTGGCGCCTTGCAAACCAACTGAATGGCGGCACCAGCATAATAGGTAACTGACATGTTTGGAAATTCCTGCTCAGCGTCATAAAGGAGATAGTGAGATGGAGAGTACCCACCACCCTTTATACGTGGACGCTTGGCTTCAAGTAGAGTTTGACGAGCCTGCCTAGTAGCCTCA